GAGCGGAATGCGAGGCTCGAACTCGTGACCTTCGGCTTGGGAAGCCTAATTCTTGTTTGAAATTGATTGATTTTTAACCATTTGCAAGCCTAAATTTATTTAGTCGTGAATTTTGGTCGCTGTCAGTCCCGAATTATCGTCCTATTTTATTAAATTATTTAGGAATTATAGCGATAATGAGACCGATGATCAGTGGGACGATGGTCAGGAAGATGAGCAGGTTTGCAAGGCCGCCGGACACAAGGCCGAGCGATTTCATTATATTCACCTTCTGCTCGTCCTCGCTTTTCCATTGGCCGGCGAACCGGCTGAAACATCTCAGACCCCTGACAAGTTTCCCGATGATAAGATAGTAAAGACCGGCCACCAGGGCAACGGTCAGAATAGAGATAAATGCTGCTCCCATAATGTTATTAGTTATTGAATGAATGTTCCGCCGCCTCCGGCTAATCATCGCCCGCTGCCCTCTGTGATATTTTGCCGGTCGGCAAAATAGAGTGGAACGCTGCCGGTGGCCGATTTTATTGAATTTATATTGTCTTTCCTGATAGATTTCCTATTGTCGTTGTGTTCCCTCCCTGGCGGGCAAGCTCGCGGACGACCTCCTCGAAAAGGCGCTGCATCGCCTCCGCCAGATCCGTGAGGCGGCTCACCTCCCTCTGGCTGTCCTCCAGCAGGCTCCGGCATCTGTCGCGGTCGGCCTTCAGCGAGGCTATCCTTTCCTCCGCGGCCGCGAGGCTCAGGCGGCAGATGCCTCCGTGCGCGCTGGCCATCTGTGACGTGCGCTCCACGGCGTCGCACAACGCCTCGGCCATCTTGTTGACACGGTCGAGCCTGTCCTCGCTGCTCTCTTGCAGCCTCTGTGAGCTTGCGCCCAGTTGTGCGAAGAACTCGCCCATAATCTCTGTAAGTTGTCTTTCGCTGATCGTCCCCGTAGGTTCGTCGCCGTCTTCTTCGTTGTTGCTTGGCATGATGTTATGTTTTAGTGTTGAGGTTTCCCGGCGGCTACCTCGCCGTCAGGTTCTTTATGATTTCTGTCAGGTTTTGTATCTGCTCACGCTGTGACTTGTTCTGCTCTTTCAGCTCCTCTATCACCCTCATCAGATCTGCGGACTCGCCACCGCCGTTGTTTTTGACGGTCGTCGGAGAGTTCGTGACGCCGCTGATGTTGCCGATACGCGTGACGTTGCCGCGGATCGATTGGTCGGAGGGCTGGTCGCTTTCGAGGAGGGCGGAGGTGTCCCATTCAGTTCTTGTTTTTAGTAAAGCAAGTTTTTCGGGCGGTAATTTCCTAAGCCCTTGACACAACTGAGTTACGAAGGCTTTCGACACTTGTAGATATTCTGCTACGTCCTTCTTCCTAAGATCGTTGTCTGTTAAAAATCGTTCAAAATCAGCCATGTAACAAAAATTGATAAAAAATAAGTAAAATTAGTAAAGCAAATCCTTGCTTTATTGCTTTACTTTGCTTAATTTTGCATCAACAAACGAAACAACAATGTATAAAACTTTGTTGAACGTTAAAGGTAAATGCAAATGAACGAAAATAAATCCATAGATGCAAGGACTTTCCCGGAAATCTGGGAGACCTTGACCGACTACCAGCGGGAGAACCTGCGGTTCGCCATCTACATAAACCTGCGTGTATCACCGCAGACGTTGTGGAATTGGCGGCACGGCAAGAGGACTCCGAATTGGGCTAATCAAAAAGAGCTTGCCCGGCTGACCTCCATAGTAACAAAGAAAAGATGCAGCCCGGAACTTTTATTTCCCAAGTCATGACAAACGAGAGACCAAAAGTGTCGCCATCGTCCCGCTACTGCGAGAGCGAGGCCGCCAGGCTCCTGGGCGTGAACAGGAGGACGATAGCCCGCTGGAGGGAGTCCGGACAGATAAGGCCTGCCCTCGGGATGGGCATCAAGTCCGGGCGTGTCTACTACAAGGGCACGGAGATAGAGCGCGCCTGGGCCGCTCATTAGGAAGAATACAGCAGTGATGCTGCTGGACGGGACGCCCACGGGGTTGGAGCCTTACGTGGCGAGTATTAAGAGTTTGTTTTTCACGTTGTTGTTGCAACGCCGCCTCCTGCCCGTCCGGGCGGCTTTTATTGATAAACCTTAAAAAAAAATTAAAGATATGACAAGACAGGAATTTATTGACAGGACGGGGTTCACCCCGACGGAGGATCACTTCAAGGCGATCCACGAGGAATATATGGCCGCCGGCGATGGTGTTGACAAGGACACCTTCTGCGATAGGTGGATAAAGAACAACGGCGTGCAGCTGGGCTATGACTGGATGCACAGCCGGCTTGAAGGAGCGGAGGGAGAGCTTGCGGCGGCCAAGGAGACCAACAGGGAGCTGGGCAACCGTATAGAGGACCTCGGCGACATCATCGACAGCAAGGACGTGGAGATAGGTCTGCTGAAAGGCCGCATCAAGATTCTGGAAGCCCAGAAGGGCGCCCTCGAGGTCAAGGAGGAGCGCGTAAAAGAGCGTTACGCCGACAGGACGGACGAGTTCTTCCGCTATCGAAAGGCGTTGATCATCGCAAGGCTCATGCTGGAGAATCTTCACGAGGAGGCCGACGGTGAGGATTTGACGATGGTCCTTGACGAGATAGGAGCGGCGCTTGCCGCCGGAACTGGACGCAAGGCTTAAAGTTTTAGGGATATGAAAAAAGGGATTATCATAGTGGACGCCGTGGTCGGGCTTGTAGCCCTTGCCGCGCTGGTAATGCTTGTTGGCGACACGCCCGAAGTGAACGCCATGACGTTCGTCGCCGTCAAGCTATGTGGCGGGGCGTTGCTCTGGGCCGCCTATAAGGCTCTGGAGAGGTTGCATCCGGAATGGGAGGAGTAGACCATGGCGGAGATCAGACCGTTTGTCCTCGTTCAGGACTGGATGTTCGACCTTGGGCTTAATATCTCCGAGGTTATGGCGGTGGCCGTGATATATGGCTTCACGCAAGGAGGCGAGCACACCTGCCACGCGTCCCTGCCATACTTCCAACGGAGGTGCGATATGACCAAACGCGGAGCTATTAAGATGCTTGCGAAGTTGGAGGCAAAGGGTATTTTGCGTGTAAGCCGTGAGAGCGGCAAGCTGAACGAATATTCCCTTGACATGGAAGTGGTGAACTCAGTTCACCAGTGCACTCAGTTCACCGGTGAACTCAAAACCAAAAGTGGTGAACTCAGTTCACCCCTTTCCCCCACACCCCCTATCCCGATAAATAAAGATAATAAATATAACATCACATGCGCGTGCGATGCGCACGTGTGCACGCACGAGGACGGCTCCGAGCCGTCCCTTGGGATCACCCCCCAGCCCCCCAGCCCCCCGGTACCCTCCAGGGACAAGGACAGCCTTTTCTACGTCTCGTCGGTCATGAGGGAGTGGTGCGGCTTCGACCCGGACAGGATAGCGGAGGTAAAGAGGAAGAAGATGTCCGAGGCTCTTGACAGGGCCGCCGCGCGCCTGGAGTCCGAGGGTCTGCGCATGTCTCCGGAGCAGCGGGCGCGATTCCTCGACCACTGGTGCGCCCACCGTCCGGGGAGCGAGGCGATAAGGGCCGAGGGCGACCCGTACTTCAGCCTGTACGCTAAGGCCAAGCTCTGGACGGACATAGACGCTCAAAGAGCCGCATCGAAGACCGCCGCCGGCGGAGAGAGCAAGTTCATGGACGCCACGTCCGACTGGAAGAACCGGGGCGACTTTTAGCGGCATATTCAAGACAAGAAGAAGTTCAGGACATTCAAAAAGATAAATCTATGCTGACAAAGGATTACATCGACAAGATAGTCTCCGACCTGAAGGTGCCGGAGAGCTATCCGAGGATAAGGAGGAGCGCGTCGGGCTACACGCCCGAGGCCGCGTGGTGGCTGTTCGAGGGGATAGCGCGGCAGATGGTTCCCGGCTTCCGCGTGACTGCGGGCAGGTCGGATGCCTACTCGGCGCTCTCGGCGTGGGCGGCGAACCTCCCGTTCCGGTGCCAGGACCCTGACACGGGCGCGTGGGTTGACGGCGACCCGTGCCGCGGGCTTTACATAGCCGGCAACCCGGGGAGCGGCAAGACCACGGCGGTGCGGATCCTGAAGATGATGCTGACCGCCTTCGGCGCGAAGTTCACCTTCGGTGGCGACTCCCTGTCGATGTGGAGTCTCTCCGACCCGTCAGCCGCGATGATCTGCGACGCTTACGCGAGGGACGGCTCGCTGGCCTACTTCCAGTCTATGCGGATCATCGGGATCCAGGATCTCGGATCGGAACCTCGCGAGACGCTCTATATGGGCAACCGCAAGGAGGTGATGAGGGAGTTCCTGGAGCTGCGGGGCGACACGCCCGGGCGGCTCACGATCATAACGAGCAACTTCAGCTTCGCCACAATCCGCAAGGCTTACGGCGACAGGGTGTGGTCGAGGCTGCACACGATGTGCAACTACGTCGAGTTGGTTGGCGACGACATGAGGGTAGGAGCCGATGGAGGGGGTTCTTGACGAGATCGGGCGGAGGGTGGCCGCGTTGAGGTGCCGGAACGCCCTGCCCCGCCACGTCCTGCTTCTTGACCTGAGGCGATGGGCATATAGTCGGGGAATGCCGGATAGCGAGCTTCTCTCCAGGCTGGCGGAGTTGAGGGAGTCGAAGCGGATAGAGGTCGGCCGGACGCTCAATGACTGGTGGATAAGGCCGGTTGAGGAGAGCGAGGCGAAATAAGGCGATTTGGCGGCGTTTTGCGACTTGGAATGATAAAACCCTTGCTTTGCGGCTGAAAGTCCGCGAGGGGTCAAGGAAATGGCGGAGGAATGGAAATGACGGGGTGATTTTAGGAATGAAACCCGTGCCGCGCGGGTCTTATCGCGGCTCATAGGTTATTAGTTTTAGTGTTAATCATTATGTGGTTAGACTCCGACGGCCAGCGGCGAACGCTCGCCCGAGGGACTTCCCGAAGGCCGGAATGAGCAGCTTCCGGCGCGCCTGATAGGCGTTTGGACGTCAGCGGGGTTCGATTCCCCGCCGGGGAGCGAAGCCTCGCAAGCGAGGACAAGGTAGCCCAGGAGTTACCTTCCAACCCAAGTAGCGCGTTGACGCGCGAAAAGCCCGGAGAGAAGGCGTCCACGGGGACGCGGGAATACGTAGCGATGCTAAAAACACAAATTGATGATTTTGACAAAAGGCGGTTCGACTCCGCGCTCCGGGCCAAGTTTATTACTGATTGTTTAACTTTTTAATGATTCAAAAATGATGGAAAATTACAGCGGAAAAAAGTGCATCGTGAGATGCTATGGCGCCGGGGTCTTCTTCGGCGAGGTCAAAGAGGTGAGCAGTGATGCAAACGGGCTGAACGTCCGTCTTGGCAATGCCCGCAAGGTGTGGTACTGGGACGGGGCCGCGGCCGTGGAGCAGCTTTCGCAGGAAGGTTGCAACAACAACAGCAAGATCACGGTGGCCGTGCCTGAGCTGGTAGTCGCCAACGCTGTCCAGATCATACCTTGCTCTGACAAGGCAATAGCTAACATCGAGGCGAAGAAGAAATGGAAGCGATAGAGAAGGATATTGATCGGTTTTTGGCAGTAGGCAATGGCTCTGGCAATGGCTCTGGCGATGGCTCTGGCGATGGCTCTGGCGATTGCTATGGCTCTGGCTCTGGCAATGGCTCTGGCAATGGCTCTGGCGATTGCTATGGCTATGGCTCTGGCTATGGCTCTGGCTATGGCGATGGCTCTGGCTCTGGCTATGGCTCTGACGATGGCGATGGCTATGGCGATGGCTATGGCTCTGGCAATGGCTCTGGCGATGGCTCTGGCAATGGCTCTGGCGTCAAGGAGTTAAACGGCCGGAAGGTCTATAACATCGACAGCGTTCCGACCCTTATCTATGCAGTCAAGGGCGACGTGGCGAAGGGTGCAACTCTACAAAAAGATATGTCCCTAAAGGACTGCTGGATAGCCAAAAGAGGCAACTTCTTTGCCCACGGGGACACGCTGCACGAGGCGGTTGAGGCGGTTGAGGCCAAATGGAGGGAGAACAGGCCGCTGGACGAGAGGATAGCGGAGTTCATAAAGACCCACCCGGCACTGGATCAGGAGTATGGCGACCTGTTCGACTGGCATCACATATTGACAGGCTCCTGCGAGTTCGGAAGGCGGCAGTGGTGCGAGGAACACGGGTACAATCCTACTGACAGCATCACCCTTCGGACGTTCCTCACGGAGACCGTGGGCGACTACGGCGGTGATGTCATCAGGAGAGTGGCCAAGGAATACGGGCTGGAGCTATGATGTGGCATGAGAGACCGGAGAACGCCGGCAAGGTCGGGCGTCTCAAAAAGATGTACAGGAACACGAGGAACGACGAGATAATGCTTAAGCTGGACATCAGCTTCGGCACGCTCCACAGGACTGCGAGGGCGCTGGGGCTGACGAAGACCAGGCGGTTCATGCGGAAGAGCCAGAGGAACGCGGCGGCCAGGGCGAGGGAGTCCCACATCATTCACGGGACATATCCGCCGAAAGGCTACATCATTCCCGGGAGCGAGCGCTACCGCTTCAAGGCCGGGGAGACGCCGCTGCAGAGGCTCGGCGCGAGGAAGGAGCGCAGTAGGGTGGAGAAGTCCGCCGAGACCAGAAGGCAGACGTTGAGGGAGGAGAGGGCGAGGCGCCTGTTCGGGGTGCCGCAGCGCACGAGGCTGAGGGTTCTGAACAGAGGGCACAGGTTCTATCACAGCGTCTGGTATCTCCGCAGCCGCGGCTACGAGGTTGACGTGAGGAATCTTGTGGCTTGGTACGACGACGGCACCAGACGCTGCCCGGTGCTTGAAAAGAAGGGCAGGAATCCTGACAAGGGGCATTATTTTGACTTCATGGAAAAAACGGTATGAAAGGGAATATTCTGATCAACGATTCCGGCACCGACCTGAGCGCGGAGGGATACGCCGCGCTGGGCGTGCTGCTGGAGATGGTCTGGGGCATCCAGACGATGGGGGCGCGCATGGCGAGGACCCTCGACGAGATAGGCGCGAGGGACTGCCTCGTGCAGCGCAAGAAGCAGGCGTTCAACGACGCCAAGAAGTCAATCAACGGCCTTCTGAAAGGACTGGAGGCCGCCTTTGACGAGACGTTTAATTACGCCATGTGCCGCGTGCCGGAGGGAACTTTGGAGCGCACGGAGGCGTTGCAGTCCTACGCCGACGACATCGTGCGGCTGCTGATACTGTACTATTCGAGGGTTGACGGCGATCCGCAGGGCAACGACAAGCGTCAGAGGGTGCACAAGGCGATAGCGAACTTCAAGCCGGTGCCGGGGTTCGACGCGGAGGCTCTCATCCGGTTTTTCAAAATGCGGTAAGATGGGCGGAGTGAAAGGATATGGAGACATGACCGGACAGAGGTTCGGGAAATGGACGGTGCTGGGGATGACGGCCAGAACATCAACGGACGGGCACAAGAGAACGGCGTGCCTTTGCCGCTGCGACTGCGGCACTGAAAGGGTTGTTTACGCCCAGAGCCTAAGGGGCGGCCTGACCAAGAGCTGCGGATGCGCCAAGCCGGTGCCGTCTGCGGGTAGGAGGCCGAAGGCGGAGAAGACCGGGGCGCAGTCGGACCCGGTCGGGGATGACTGGATGTTCGGGAAGATGGGTTCCAAGGGTTTGTTTGCAAGAAGGAGGTAGGCTTATGGCTGATGAGATAAAGCAACTGGATCTCTTCGGCGAGGAGGTCAGGCCGAAGGCCAAGTATGTTCAGGGGAAGGTCGGCAAGGATGATTACGGCGAGTTCACGGAGAAGTTCAAGGCGAAACTGACCACGGATGACTGCTACACGCCCGTTGAGGTGTACGAGGCCGTCCTCGGATGGTTGAGGGAGAAGGTGGACATCGAAGGCTGTAACATAGTGCGTCCGTTCTGGCCGGGCGGCGACTATGAGGCCTATGACTACAAGGAGGATGATGTCGTGGTTGACAACCCGCCGTTCAGCATCCTCGCCGGGATATTGAGATTCTATCAGGGCAGGGGGATCCGCTTCTTCCTGTTCGGGCCGCAGCTGACGCTCTTTTCTTCTTCTTCTTCTTCTTCTCTGACCTACATCCCTTGCGCCTGTACGGTCGAGTATGCCAACGGGGCGAAGGTCAACACCGGATTCATCTCCAACCTCTTCGGGGACGTGCTCGCGATGTCCGCGCCCGACCTCAGGAAGAGGATAAAGGAGGCGCAGGAGAAGGCCAGGGGTGAAGCGTCCGCTTCGATGCCGAAGTACGAGTACCCGCCGGAGGTGCTCACTTCCTCGATGCTGGGCTACCTGTCCACGCACGGGGTGGAGTTCAAGGTGATGAGGGACGAGGTGTCGCCGGCGCCGCTGTCCGCGCTCGCGTCGCAGAAGGCCGTCAACAAGGCGATATTTGGCAAAGGATGGCTGATCTCGGAGAAGAAGGCTGCGGAGAAGAAGGCTGCGGAGAAGAAGGCTGCGGAGAAGAAGGCTGCGGAGAAGAAGGCTGCGGAGAAGATCATCGTCTGGGAGCTGAGCGAATCCGAGAGGGAAGCCGTCAGAAGGATTTCTTTGGACAAAAAAAAACGTATAGGATTATGGATATAGCAGATTTGATAGGAATTATAGTTCTGATATTCACGCCGCTCGTGACCGTTGGCACGGTGCAGATGCTTGTCGACCACAGGGAGCGGAAACAGAAGGTAAAGGAGGAGCTCGACAAGATGTGGAACCGCATCGAGTGGCTGTGCCGGGACACGGACGACCGGCTCTCGGTTGACCGCCTGGAGCTCCAGCAGAAATCCAAGCAGGTGCGCAACCTGTGGAAGCGGCTGCGCCACGTGGAGGAGGCTCTCTACATCGAGCCGTCAGACGCGTTCAAGGAGAAGGAGGAGGACGGGGAATGAATATGACTACGAGAAGGTTGGTTTACGACAAATATGGAGGACGCTGCGCGTACTGCGGTAAGGAGCTGAGGTTTGAGGACATGCAGGTCGATCACATTGTCCCGGTCTGGAGAGGCAGGGATCACGAGACACTTTCAAAGATGGTGGCCATCGGTGATGATTCAGTCGAAAATCTCAATCCGTCATGCAGGGCGTGCAATTTCAGAAAGGGGACGAACTCGGTAGAGGATTTCAGAAGGATCCTCAGGGAACAGTGCCAAGGGATAATGAAGCGGTCTTTCCAGGTAAGGCAGAGCCTTGATTTCGGACTGCTTGAATGGCACGACATGGATGTGGTGTTTTTCTTTGAGAGTTATGGTCAAGGAGGAGGATGAATAAGTCTCTTTTGGTCGAATCATCCCTAAGGGCGAAGACCGATTATTGTTTGAAATTATTGTCAAAAGGTAGAATATGGGAAATTTTAACATCAAGATCGAGCTGGACAGGATTCCAGGCGCGAAGATTATGGACATCAAGGGGGATGTGGCGACACGCCGCTGCATCGTCATCCCCATCGACAACGAGCGTGGCACGGTCATCGACGAATATAAAAAGTTTGACCCCGGCCTCGGCGCGATGACTTCGAGGCCGTTGGAGCATGTCCAGCTATTGGCGACGGCTTACGAGAGTGCGAACCAGAGCTTCGGCTCAAGTCATTACATCAAGCCGCAGGTATCTCGTGAATATTTCGAGAGGATGAGCGAGACACAGGTCCGAAGTCTTCCGTTCATCGGATCACTCCAGCCTTGGAAGGTTAGTCCGAAGAAGGAGGAGGTGAAAGACGAGAACAACTGGTAGGCCATGATCTGGGTGGGAATCGATACAGGTGTCAACACCGGGATAGCAGTGTGGGACACCGAGAAGAGAGAGCTGCTGTCGCTGGACACGGTGACGATAGACGAGGCCTTGTTCCGCGTGCTTGGTCTTGTGGCGGAATATCAGGACGTCCGCGTTGTAGTTGAGGACGCAAGGCTGCGCAGGTGGGTGCCTGACACACACGATGTCCGCAAGGAGATGGCGCGCCGCCTTGGCGCCGGGTCGATCAAGCGTGATGCCAAGATTTGGGAGGATTTCCTGGAAAGGATGAAAATACCGTTCCAGATGGTGGCTCCTCTGAGGGGAGCGACGAAATGGGCGCGTGACAGCTTCGCGGCCGTGACCGGCTACACCGGCAGGACGACCGAGCATTCACGGGACGCGGCTATGCTGGTGTTCGGGAGGTTTAATTGATGCTTAAGATTTTGACAAGATTATAACATTCAACAGGGAGGACAGATGACAGCGTTGGCGTGGGATTCCAAGGAACGTAAAAAGTTGGAAGTCGGTGGCTATCACCGTGAGAGGTCTGATGATCTATATCACACGTTTAGATGGACGCGTCTGAGCAGGGCTTTCAGGCAGTCGCACCCGCTTTGCGCCGAGTGCGCGAGGAACGGACGGCTGAAGGCGGCGGAGGTCGTTGACCACATCGTGCCGTTCCCCGTGTGCCGTGACTTCTTTGACGAGAGCAACCTTCAAAGCCTCTGTGCCGATTGTAACATCGCTAAAGGTAATAGGGATAAAGTGGTTATCTCAGAATGGCGTAGAACGCACGTGAATGGCCTTGGTGGGCGCGTTGCGGAGGCAAACGGCGTGGCGGCCGCCACGCTTCGAGAGGGGGAGGGGGCCTCGAATCTCTCGGCCGATTCTTTTCAAGACCACGGCCCCAGTTTCGGAAACGCGAGTGCAGAAAATCTGCCAGGGAAATTGTAAGAAAAAACTCAAATAGATATGGGCGGAACAGGAAGCGGACGTAAAAAACAGCCTGCGCAACTCGCTAAGTTAAAGGGGACTTATCAGGCATGCAGACGCAAGAATGACGGCGATCTGGAAGGCCGGAAGGTCGGCAGCATCCAGGCCGCCTGCAGCACGCTATCTTATCGGCTCCTGACGGACAGACAAAGGAAGATTTATCTCTCCGTCTGCCGCCAGCTCATACCGCTGGGCATTCTTGAGTATGCCTACCTTCATCAGCTGGAGATGTTCGCAACGGCGTTTGACATGTATATGACCGCGGCGGCGGATGTCGAGAAGAACGGAATGTACACGGTCAAGTTTGACGAGGCCGGCAATGTATGCGGCACAGTGACGAACCCGGCCGTCAAGAACATGAACATATTCTTCAGGCAGGTGGTAAAGATAGGCTCGAACTTCGGGCTCTCGCCTGTTGACCGTCAGAGGATCAAGGCGAGGGTTGAGGGTGAGGACCCGTCCGCAAAGATCATCAACCTGATAATGGAGGGAGGTGGACCGGATGAGCAGTAGCGCATATCTCGCAAGGGTGGATCGATATGCGGCGGGCGTCTTGTCCGGCGCGGTTCCATCATGCCGGATGCTGCGTGCGGCTTGTCAGAGGTACGAGGATGACAAGAGGCGGGATGATCTCTATTTTGACACGTCGAAATTCCTGCGTTTCGTCCGATGCGCCCAGACCTTGAAGCATTTTAAGGGGGAGTTCGCTGGGAAGTCCATAAGGCTGGAGGACTGGCAGCTCTTCGTGGCGGCTAATATTTTCGGTTGGTACCGTACCGCCACAAAGCGCAGACGTTATCAGTATGCCGATGTCTATGTGCCGCGCAAGAATGGAAAGACGACATTCGCTGCGATCATAGCTCTCTACATGCTTCTTTTTGACGGCGAGCCGGCCGCGGAGGTGTACGCCGCCGCCGTTGACAGGGAGCAGGCGAATATCTGCTTTGACACGGCCAAGGAACTGCTGCGCAACAGCGACTTAACAACGCTCGTCGATATTTACCGGGGAAGCATCGTCAGGTCGCAGACCGCCTCTGCATTCAAGCCTTTGACAAAGGACACAAAGAACAAGGATGGACTCAACCCGCAGGCCGCCATCTGTGACGAGCGGCACGCCTGGAAGACGAACGAGATCTATGATGTCATCAAGACCGGCATCGGATCAAGGCGGCAGCCGCTTGTGTTCTCCATCTCCACGGCCGGCGTGGACACCAGCTATCCGTATTTCCGCGACCTGGAGTTCCTCAGGGACGTGATGTCCGGGATTCAGGCAAAGGATAACCACTTCATTATGCTCTTTGAGCCGGATGAGGGAGACCGGTGGAATGACCAGGAGGTCTGGCGCAAGGTCAACCCGAATTACGGCGTTTCGCTTTACCCCGAATATATGGAGAATGAGTTCCAGGAGGCGAAAAAGAAGGGAGGCTCCACACTCGCCGCCTTCTGTACGAAGAACCTCAATATGTGGGTTGACGCTCCGGAAGTCTGGATAAGCGATGATGATGTGGCGGCCAATGGCAGAGGACTTGACCCGGCCGTCCTCCTGGGTCAGGAGTGCTATGTGGGGCTGGACTTGGCGTCAAAGAACGACATCACGGCCGCGGCCTTCTGGTTCCCGAGGTTCAAGGCCGTGCGTTATCTGTTCTGCGTCCCGGAGTCCAAGGTGGCGGAGATGTCCGACCGCGTGGATTATAGGCAGTGGAAGGAGCAGGGCTGGCTTGTCGTGACACCGGGCAAGACGCTTGACGAGGACTGGTATCTTCAGACCCTGATCTCGTGGATGGATCTGTATGACGTCAGGAAGATAGCGTATGACCCGTGGGCGATCTGGAACATACTGCCGAAGTTCGGGCGCTATTGCGACCGCCTGATGGAGTACCAGCAGAGCATCCGCTATATGTCCGTGCCGACGAAGTGGCTGGAGGCCGCCGTCCTGCGGCACGAGCTTGATTTTCTTGGCGATCCCGTGATCCGGTGGATGTTCCGCAACGTCGTGGTGTACCGCGACCCGAACGCAAACATCAAGCTTGACAAGGCGCGCTCGCGCAACAAGATCGACGGCGTTGTGGCGACTGTGGATGCCATAGGCGGATGGCTCAACGCCACTTCCGGGCAGGAAGGCAAAATTATATATACAAACCACGATTTACGGGTTATATGAGAGAGATTGACGAGAGGGTGTGGCGGATGGTCACAAGGGACGGCTTCGCCAGGGAGTTCTGGGCGGAGCTGCGCCGCCGCCGGGCGGTGAGACAGACCACCTCGAGGCGCGAGGTGTTCGACTACCTTAACGGTCTATTCATGTCCGAGTTCGGGGAGCCGCGCTTCCCGTCCTATGACACGTTCAGGCATTCGAGGGAATTTCGGCGATAGGGCTCACTTTGGTAGAATTTTCCGCATTTTAACGCCGTCCGCTTGCTATCTTGCGGACGATGTCGATATTCAGCAGCATATTCGGAGGTGCGAGGAGGCGGTCGGTGACCGTCGCCCCGACAGGCAGTGTCGTAGTTCCGCCGCCCGTGGACTATGGCCTTCCGGTCTGCAACTCGACGGCGATGAAGATAACGGCGTTCTATGCCGGAATCCGACTTATCTCGGAGAATATAGCGTCCCTTCCGCGCTCGGTGCAGAGGAAGACAGACAAGGGGCTGGAGGCGGCGGACGATCATCCGGCTTACAGGCTCGTCGCGGTCAGACCTAACGACTACACCAACACTTTCGACTTCTGGAATTGCGTCACCACGTGGCTGGAGGGCTGGGGCAACGCCTATGCCGTCATCCGCCGTGGAGCGGACGGCAGCCCGGTGTCCATCCATCAGGTACACCCGTCCAACGTCACGGCCACGCTGTCCGGAGGGAAGAGGTGGTATCGCGTACTCATTCCCGACCCCGCCTTCTCGTGGCTGAACGGGACATACAGCGGTGATGACATGCTGCACTTCATGCTTCTGACCCTCGATGGGCTTACCGGCGTCAACCCCGTAATATACAACGCCATCGCTCTGGGGAAGAATCTTGCCACGGAGAAGTTCGGAAGCGAGTTCTACACGCGCAAGGGCAACATACGCGCGGTACTGGAGACTGACGGCAACCTTGGGGATGACGCTTACAACAAGTTTGTCGAGCATTTCAAGGCCGCGTCTGATGGCAATTTCGGCACTCCGCTTCTTGAATATGGTATAAAGTACAAGCAGTTGTCAGTCAGCCCGGTGGCCGCCCAGCTGATACAGAGCGAGATCCTCTCCATCCAGGACGTGGCGCGGATCCTGCTCATCCCGCCGCACATGATAGCGGAACTCTCGCACGCCACCTTCAGCAACATCGAGCATCAGACCATCCAGTTCGTGGAGTACACCCTGCGGCCTATCATCAAGAGGCTGGAGGTGGAGTTGAGGACAAAGATGTTCTTTGAGGACGAGGTCGGACGTTATGATGTGGAGTTCGGCCTTGGCGGCCTGTTGAGGGGGGACACCGCCGCCCGGTCAAACTACTATCACAACGCCATCCTTGACGGATACATGTCGAGAAACGAGGTGAGGGAGCTTGAGGGACTGCGGCACAAGGACGGGCTTGACGACATGCTTTATCCTCTCAATTCCGGAGTGGTGGGCAAGGAGAATGATGAAAACACACAAGACAATGGATAAGATATTGTTCAGAACCGCCGGCGATGCGGTTGTGGAGGCCAAGAGCAAGGATTCGAGGCGCATCACGTTCATCGCTTCGGATTCGACCAGGGATTCTCATGGCACGGTCCTCAATCAAGAAGGCTGGTCGCTTGACCGTTTCAACAAGAACGGCATCATAGGCTATCAGCACAAGGTCTACGGCGGATGGGACGACACCGAGAACCCCGACAACGTCATAGGCAAGGGAAAAGCCTACACAAAGGACGGAAAGCTGTATGTCGATGTGGACTTTGAGCCTAAGGAGATAAACGAGCTGGCCGACAAGATATACAATAAGCTTTTGTTTGGCAGCCTTAAGGCTGTCTCGGTCGGATTCCTGCCGAAGGGAAAGGGCAGCTGGGGCAAGGGCGAGGAGGCTCTTGACGGAAAAAACCCGACCTATTACTATGCCGGACAGGAGTTGCTCGAGGTCTCAGTGGTTAATATCCCTGCGAACCCGAACGCTCTCAAGAAGTCCATCGAGGCGCAGGAGGAGGAGATGGCCGAACTGCGGCGGATGGATGACGTTGAGGAGGTGTCAAAGGATGACATGGAGACTATGGCGTTGGCGGTTGAGGTCGAAAGGCAATTAACTATAGCGGAGGCAGCTCTGCTTTAATATATTTTTTAATCATGAGAAAAATAGCGGAAATCAGAAGGGATCTCGCGGCCAAGGTCGCGGAGGTCAAGGGCATCCAGAACAGCCCTGAGAACGCCGATGCCTTGAAGAAGGGTGTCGCGGAGGTCAAGGCGCTGCTGCTGGAGCTGGAACAGGCGGAGACTGTGGAGGCCGCCGCGCAGCAGGCTGCCGACAGGGAGCTTGACAGAAGGCAGAGGGTGGCCGGAAGGCCGTTCTCGTTGGTGCGCTACATCAATGGCATCATCAACCGAAATCTTTCAGGTCTCGAGAAAGAGGTGGACGAGATGGGTGCCCAGGAGTATGAGCGCCTTGGCTTGGAGCGGCGCGGGAATGTCATCCCGTCCGCCTATCTCCGTGCGGCCAGCGGTCAGAACTACACGACCGCCGCTGACGGAGGCAACCTCACAGAGGAGGGAGAGAGGCGCTATCTTGACATCCTGAAGGACAAGCTGGTGGTGGCTCGTTTGGGCGCGACTGTGCTGACTGATCTTGTGGGCACATTCACGGCGATCAGCTCGTCTGCCATTCAGGCATCGTGGGAAGGCGAGGCAACCAAGACAGATGTCAAGAAGACGTCTTATACCAAGATGTCGATGACGCCGCACAGATCAGCAGTTTCGGTGGCTATAACCAAGGATCTGCTCCGCCAGACCTCCTTTGATGTCGAGAAGGATCTTCTGGATAAGATTACCTCCGCGCATGCCAATCTTTTGGAGAAGGCCGCCATCTCCGGCACAGGGAAGGACAATCAGCCTACCGGCATTCTGAACACCTCCGGAATCGGAAGTGTGTCGATGGGAGCGAACGGCGGCGCCATCGACTGGAAGCACATAGTCGAGCTGGAGACTGAGGTTAACTCAAAGAACGCCAACCGTGGAAGTCTGGCATACCTTTCAAACGCAAAGGTTAACGGCGCTTTGAAGGTTACAGAGATGGCGTCGGGAACTGCGCGCTTCCTTCTGTCCAACGAGGCCCCGAAGATCCTTAACGGCTATCCGTTTGACTGGACGAATCTCGTGCCGGCGGATCTTACCAAAGGTACGGCGGCCACCAAGTGTTCGGCTCTGATCTTCGGAAACTTCCAGGATCTCTACATAGGACAATGGGGTGGAATTGACATTGTTGTCGACCCATACACCGGCGCGCGCACCGGCGAGATTTACACGACGCTGAACGCGTGGAACGATGTCAAGGTTGTCGAGCCTAAGAGCTTCGCGGCCATCGTGGACATTACGACTGACTAAAGCAATGAGACGGGATTTTGACGATGACATGCTCTGGGAGGGTCTCGGAAGGCTGAAAAGCCATCTGAGGCTCACCTCCTGCGACCTGGACGACGAGTTGCGGCAGAAGCTCTGCGCCGCCGCGCGCTCCGCCGAGCATCAGATCGGGCGTGTCGTGTTCAAATCCCGCTTCTCCGACATATTCCCTTTTTCCCCCGAAATCCGCCTGGATTCCCCGCTTCTGGCGGTGGAGTCCGTGGCGGTGGACGGGGTTTTGCTTTCGGAAGGCTGGACCGCGCTGCGGTCGTCGTCCGCCGTCCGCTTCGACCCGTCCGTGACGGGCGATGAGGCGGAGATCGTCTGGACTTCGGGAATGGAGCAGGTGCCTGATGACATGATGAACGCCATCCTCCTGATAGCCTCCTCGTTGTTCAGCAATCCGCTGGACAGCGTGGAGACGCTCCCAAAGGCATCCGCCGCGCTTCTGCGGCCTTACCGCAACTATGAGCTGTGATTATGGAGAATTGGGGCATAGGCGACTTTGACACGAGGGTGCGGCTGCAGCGCTGCGAGATCACCGCCGGTGACACCGGTGAGAAGATCTACAACTGGCAATGTGTCCGCGATGTGTTCGCAAAGGTGGAGCGCGACATCGACGAGGTGGTTGACAACGGCAACCTGGAGCAGGGTCAGGCTTTGACACTGACGATGTGGAAGGTTCCCGAACTGACGACAAGGTGGCGCGTCATCGTGGGCGGAGTGCCCTACTCCATCGAGGGGATTGACCCCGTGTCGCGGCTTTCGCCGGTCTGCAAATTATCCGTCAGATCAATCGAGTGATATGGCAAAGGCGATAAGAATAGACGGCGTCGAGGATGTCCTCCGTATGTTTGACGGCGCTCCGAAGGAGCTTCAGAAGGCCGGCAAGAAGGCTATGGCATCAGCTGGACGCAAGGTGGCGGCCAAGCTCAAAAGGCAGATACCCTCACGCTGGAAGAAGCTGATCAAGTCGAAGGCCAAGATGTCGAGGGACGGCAACTTCTACGCCGATATGGGACTTTACAACGGACACGAGGCGCAGGGGCACCAGCCGAACGGGAAGAAGGTCTCTGACTGGTTCAAGGCGTACTGGGCCGATTATGGCACGTTGGAGCGGCGCGACCCGAGCCATAAGTTCGATTATCCGGTCAAAAGTAAGGATTCGGCGAACGGGCGGCTTAGGCGGAATGACAAGGGACAGTTCCCGACCGGCTTCTTTGAGGAGGCCTGCGAAGGCTGGGAGAATGTCTTTCTGGAAGAATTCAAGGGGTCTTTGAAAAAGCAGGGTTATGATCTCGACAGGCTTTGATGACAGGATAGGCAAGGCTGTGGTGGCCGCCGTGAAAGAGGTAGTCCCGGTCTCGCTTTACGAGGCGGAGACGGGGGCGTATCCTTACGCCGTGTATGAGCATTCGCCGGAATATTTCCGCACCAAGGATGGCGTATACAAGATTGTCTCCAGCCTTCCGGTCACGGTCTATGGCAAAAGGTTCGCCGACACAAGGCCGCTGGCTGACAAGATTGAGGAGGCCGTGCTTTCGGCGATGAATAACGGAACCTTCAGGACGTTCACGGTGTCCCGCTCCGACACTTGCGTGGAGGGGATATGGCGCAGCGAGGTCAGGTTCCAGATAACGCAATACAATTAGATTTTTTAATATTATGGTAGAAGGTTACAACATAGCGTTCAAGCTGAACAACAAGACTTTGGCCGGACGCACTCAGGATGATCTCACGATCACCCCGACCACAAAGGAGAGCATCACAAAGGATGACCAGGGCAACAAGCAGTCAATGGTCATCGGGCAGGAGGTCACTTTCGCGGCACAGGGAATGGTTGAGGTATCCACGACAGGAGCCACGACCAAGTTGACGCGTGACGATTTAATAGAGATGGCCTTGAAGACCGGTTCGGCGGCTGTCATCCCGTTCGTCTATTCCTGTGCCGGCGGCAAGTCCTATTCAGGCAACTGTGTCTGCACCGGCTACACCGAGAGTTCCAATTCAGAGGACACCGCGAGCTGGACGATGAACTTCAAGGTGTCGGGAGCGATGACCCCAGAGTCGTAGCCATGGTTGAGGTCAAGGTTAACGGCAGGTTTTATCCTGCGGCGGCGAATTTCAACGCCGTGGCGGCTTACTTGAGATATGTGGGCCGCGACACGATAGACGGGCTGATGGATATAGCGCGGCTGTCGGCATCGGACTGCACCGCGCTGGTGGCCGCCTGTGTCAACGAGGGGCTGCGCAAGGGCGGAAGCGATGAGAGGATCACCCCGGAGGATGTCGGGGCGGCTCCGAACTCGTTGACTGAGGTTCCTGATGCGGTCGCGGCCATATTCAGGGAGCTGTCCCCCGGAGCCTCAGGTCAGGAGGACGGCAAAAAAAAAGAGTAGAGGACACGGCTCCGCGCATTAGCGTCACCATCGCGGATGCGCGGGGCTGGGCTTTCGGGCTTCTGGGGATGACACGCGCGGAGTTCTATGGTATGCCGGTTGGGGAGTTCTGGGAGGCGATGAGGGCATACGGACGCAGGGAGGAGGCGAATGCGAGGCACCTGGGAGAACTGGCAAGAGGTGCGGCGTTGAGGCTCTTCAATGTCCAGCTTAGGAGAAAAGATCAGCTAAAAGAGCCGGCTGACTTCTGGCCGATGCCGTGGGATGCGAAGGAGTCGAACGCGCCGGAAATGTCCTCCGAGCAGAAGGAGCGGTCTATCGGCCGCCTGTTGAATATAGTCAAAAAACAAGGTTGGTGATATGGCGAGCAAAAAACTGAAAGTGAGTGTTGACGCGGACGCCTCCGGGTTCAAGAAGGAGATGGCTGTGGCCAAGAAGTCAACGCAGGAGTTCTCGAAGACGGTGGGCGATATGTCCGCAGCCGTGGAGGACTCACTCGGCATACCTATCGGCGCCATTGCGGAGGTCGGTTCTAAACTCAAGAACGTGGCGACCCTTTTCAAGGGGGCTTCCGCACAGGGAGAGACGGCTTTCCAGAAGATCGCTTTGGGCGCGGGAGTGGCAGCTGGGGCAATCGCCGGAATCGGCATTACGGGTCTTATAGCGTCCTTTAAGATACTTAATGACGAGGCGCAGCGCTACCGCAACACGGTTGAGGGGACCGCGCAGACGTTGCAGACGGATGCCTGGAAAGGAACTTACGCGCAATCGGTGAGCGATGCCACGGGGCTCGGGAAAGTATATGCCGGCTATCAGGATAAGATGTCGAAGTATTGGACTATGACGAAGGGCTTCGGTGCTGCAGCTTTGTCCGGACTTATCGAGGGCGGCACCCGTGGGTTGATAGCTAATGTCGCGAGCGTCACGACGGCGACGGTAGCGGCAACCAAGGTTGCTGACAAGGCCGCGGTCTATGCGAAGGAGATCTTCGACACGACGGAGGCGATGAAGGACAAGTCGATCGAGTGGAAGGATAACCTTGCGCAGGTCGCCGAATTGATGCTTATTGCTTCCGATACTTCCAAGTCCACGAAGGAGCGGCAGGAGGCCGTCACGAAGGCTATAGATCTTCAGAAGAGCACGACCGCCGAGCAGGTGGAGATGCAGAAGAAAGTTGCCGACAACATCAAGGCGCAGAACGACCTTGCGAGCAGCTCTGTAGAGGATATGGACCGGCAGCGCAATGCCTACGCCGCCGTGAATGATCTGCAAAGGGAATGTAATCAGAAGTTGAGGAGGATGGTCAGCCTCCAGAACACCATACAGCAGAGCGTTTCCGCCACCGGGCAGAAGTGGCGGGATGGGATAAACAAGGCCGTCGAGGCCGGCATGACGGAGATCGCCAAGTTCAACGCCGAGATGGACAAGGCGCTGGAGATGCGCGACAAGATGGCCATGGACAACATTGCCGCTCCGCTGAAGTCAATGTCCGCGAGCCTTACAGGGCGCGCCGACAACGGCAAGGGGCTGACAGGGGGTATCAACATCGACGAGGAGGCCTTGAAGGGGCTCCAGCAGCTCACGCAGTTCGACACGTCCGCCGTTGACGGGCTTCTCGCCAAGATCGACCCATCAAAACTCTCGGAGAGTTTCAAGGGGTATTACAACTTCCTCGATGAGATGATCAAGGCCACGGATGATGCCAACAAGGCACTGAACGACGCCATTGTGGGCGGCATATCGGACTCCTTCCAGTACCTGGCGAACTGCGTGGCGGGCCTTGACGAGCTGAGTGGCGCGGGGATGATGAACGCCCTGCTTTCGCCTTTGGCCGAGGCGGCGATCAAGATGGGAGAGATAATGGTTTCAGCCGGACTCGCCTCCGAGGCGTTCAAGTCGATGCTCACGAACCCTTACACGGCCATAGCCGCCGGTGCCGCCCTCATAGCGGTGGGAGCCGCCGCCAAGGCCGGACTCCAGGCGGCGGTAAACAGCGCCACCGGAACGTCCTACGTGGCGAGCTCCGTGGCAAGTTCTGGATATTCCAACAACAGCTCGAACGACAGGAGCTGGGAGAGGGAGATGACCCTGCACGTGACCGGCACATTACAGGCGGACGGCTCCAAGCTCGTGGCCGTGCTTAACAACGAGGCTAACAGAAAAAGATACACGACTTGATTATGGCTTACGGGGAATTATACAGGTTTGTCTTTGACGCGGCCAACGGCCCGGAGGTCACCATCTCCGTTGCGAAGAAGGATTATACCGGTGAGGTTTACCGCCGAGCCGTTGGCGGCTCGGCTACGCTGAGGCGCGAGCGCTCCGGATGTATCCTCGGATCGTCGCTCGCGTGGTCGGCGGAGTGCCTTTCGGAGGATGAGTTCGCCGAACTCTACACCTCCGACCCGACACTTTACCGCGTATCGCTGCGCTTCTCCGGCACGACCGTGTGGCAGGGATTTATAACTCCTGAACTCTACTCTTCGCCATGGGTGGACACGCCGTATGACGTGACGCTTACGGCGACGGACAACCTCGCCGAGCTGAAGAACTCGACTTTCAAGGCAACGGGAGACATCCAGGTAGAATGGTTGATCAGGGATTTACTTGAGATCACGGGGATCTCCATATCGTCCGCGCAGGATATGGAGATGGCATACATAAGCTCAATGAAAGGTGACAGAAAGCACATCAGCCTCCTGACCGTCAACGTTGACCATCTCGCAGGGGAGACATGCTATGACGTGCTTAACTCGGTTCTGGAGTCCCTCCATGCAGTTTTATATCTTGACTACGCGGCCGAGAGTTGGGTGGTCATGCGCGAGACCGATGTAAGCGGCGCCAATGTGGGCTTCCTGACATTCGGCAAACTTGACGGACTGTCAGATCTCGCCGCCAACGGAAGCCTGGCGATGGAGATCGTTCCGGCAAGGAAGGAGCCGACGGTGAGCGAGGAGATCCATGCCGCCAATGTTGCAAAGGCATTCAACTCGTCGAATGTCCAAACGACAGGAGGCACGCCGAAGTGGGAGGAATCTGACTACGGCGCGGCGGTCAGGCTGACGACAGTGCCACCAAGCCAGCTGTCCGGCACCCCTGAGAGCATAGACAGCGTGGCAAGCGTGTTGTTCACGTCACTCGCCGCCGGAAGACGTTATACGCTGACCTTCAAGGCTCGCAACACGGGGTTCTTCGCTGGAAAGACACTGCTGCAATGGGGCTTGATCATAACCGGCCAAAACGGCTCCGTTTCACGGGCAATATATTTCGACACCAACGGCGGATACTCGGCATCCTATCCAGGTTCTGACTACCCGAACGATACGGAGCTGACTCCCGAGATTGCGGAGTATTCCGTCAGTTTTGTCATTCCGCAGAAAGTTGGCTCGGCGGGGTTCACCCCGTCGCGGGGGAGCTTCAGCGCGAGATGCATGCGGAAGGGTGATGGATCAAGCGTCTGGACGGCGGATGCCTGGCTTGCGGATGTCAGGCTGCAAGTGGCTGACTTCCCGGACGGTCTCTCAACACGTGTCATCCTCGACAACAATGCCCGGACGGAGGCGGACGGCGTTGCGCTCGAGTTCGGAAACGATATAGCGTCAGGAAGGCAGAATGTCATTCGGGAGATGAAGTTCATCTCCGACGCGATAGTGACAGAGCAGGACTTCAACACCTTCATGGCTATTGATAACGCCCTATCGGTGGCTCTGCCGAGGTTGAGGCTTTCGGGAGTTATGTTCTTTAAAAAGCCAACGTGGCGGCTGCCGAAATTCGTAAGGACTACCCATGTGTCCGCGGACAACCTTGACTACATCGTCGAGGAGTATAACTTCGACCTTGTGACCGGCAACATCGACATCTCGATGATCAGCCTTCCGGCGGCGGCATTGGCTTACAAGGAGATCAAGACAACAAGCGATAAACGCATCCCTTCCGGCTCGTCGACATCGGGGGCAGCATCTGGAACACAGGGGCCGCAGGGAGAGCCTGGCCCCAAGGGAGACAAAGGCGAAAAGGGCGACAAGGGAGACACGGGGCCACAGGGAGAGGTAGGCGCTACGGGGCCGCAGGGTGTCAGGGGAGCGATCGGCCCGCAAGGGCCACAAGGACCTAAGGGCGACCCCGGAGCGGCGGCGGGGTTCGCCACTCCGACCGCGGAAGCCTTCTTCATCGCCGGGGGCACCCCCACGGCGGAGGTCACGGCCTTGGGGCCGGACACGGCCAAGAAATTCGCCTTCAAGTTTGGAATTCCGAAAACCTCGGAGGTCATCGACAGCCAGGCAAGGCTCCGCGTCAGACCTGTTCTGAAAATCTTCCGGGGATATACAGAGGATGATGTCGAGATAAAAAACCTATCTATCAGACATCCGGCTCTGTCATCAGATAAATACGAGGCTGTGTTGATGGTCTACAGAAGGATGAACAAGCGGAGGCGTGGTGTCCACGGCTCCCTTAACAAGCCGGCGAGGATTGCCAGGAAAGGCTGGTTCGTCGCTCTCGGCGACAAGGATGTCACCGACCATGCAGCGTTCACGGTGCAAGGTTTCGGCAGTGGTCAAGGTGTCGTCATGAGGCTCGCGGAGCTCCGCGACTTCATCGTCAAAAGGTTCATGGAGGACTCTGGCCACACGAAGGCGGAGCTGTGGACAAGGGACTACGCCCAGTGGGGGGCGGAGAGCAACGTGAGAAGGGGATTTGGCAACGCATACAAGGCGAGAAAGAAGTTCGGAATAGCTGTTAGGTATGTTAATCCGGCATTCACCGCGCTCGTCGACCAGACCAAGCCGCTGTCGCCGACGACCATGGAGCTGACCAACACTGCCGGTGAAAAGGTGCCGCGCTATATCTACTCGGACGTCGCACCGCTGACTGTCGAGTTGCAGAACAAGGGCGCGGCGCAGCGGGCCAGCATGTGGTTCGGCGTGTCCGGATAAAAAAAATCATCCGGCGTAGCACCCTATGGGCGCGATAGCCGGACAGTAGCACCCTATGGGCGCGTTACGGGAGGGTAGCACCCTATGGGCGCGTTACCGGAACAAATATAAAGTTTTTTTTTTATGAAAGAATGTGATTGCGACAAAAAACTGCCTGGTATCCGCATGGTAAAAGGCAATGACCTTACGGTTGTAGCTCTGGCGTCCGTCTATGACGCGGACAGCGGCGCATATATTGCGTTCAACCTCGGCGTTTGTACGGGTGTCACGATGAGGCTCGTCCGCTCTTTTAACAGGATCGAGGCCAAAAATATCTCTGTCGACGGCAATGAGGTATCTGCCACATTCGCCGGCACGACACTCACAACAGGCACGTACGGTGTGGAGATTTTGTTTAGTAAGGATGGGCAAGACGGCCGGATCTTCGAGAATGATCTCTTCGCCATCGTAACTGACAGTGGTGACGCGAGCATAGACACTGCCGCCGGAGGCGGTAACGGGCAGGGGTACAACATAACGGTTGACATCAAGTCGAGGACACTCCGTATCGGGCAGGTCTCCGGCATAACGGACTACAACCTGCTTGAGAACCGCCCGTCGATAGGCGGAGTGACACTGGAGGGAAACAAGAGGCCTTCCGACCTCGGGATGTACTCGAAGGAGGAGGCCGACAAGCGCGTCCAGGGGATGCTGGACGGCAAGGTGGACAAGGAGCCAGGCAAGGGCCTCTCCGCGAACGACCTCACGGACGAGAGGGCGAGGAAGGTTGACATGCTGGCGAAGGACGGCCGCGCCAACGAGCACCTGAACGGCGCCGGGACATACTCCCGACCGGTGAGGCAGGGCTACGGCGTGTCAGTCGAGGATGACAACACGGTGTCCGTGGACCCGCAGGTCATAGCCCGCCAGTCGGACGTGGCAAACGTGGCCGCCGACCTCGCCGCGCAGAAGGCCAAGGAGCAGGGCGACATCGACAGGGCGAACGCCGCCATATCCAAGGAGGAGACCGACCGAAAGGCCGCCGTGGCCGTGCTCCAGTCGCTCATCGACATCCTGAACTCGGACTCCAACGTTGACGGCTCCGTGAAGAAGACCGTGGCCGACGCCATAGCCAGGGTGGTGGCGGGCGCGCCGGAGGACCTCGACACCCTGAAGGAGATAGCGGACTACATCGCCTCAGACAAGACGGGGGCGGCGCAGATGGCCGCGGCAATATCCCAACTTCAGACGCTGACGAAGGGACACACGTCAGACATAGCGGGGAACGCGGCCGGGGTGGCCGCCAACGCGTCGGACATCACTAAGCTTAAGAAGTACAACGACGGGGCGGAGGCGAGGATAAAGTCCCTGGAGGACGGCAAGGCCGCCACGGACTACGTGGACGGCAAGAACCTCACGGTGGCCGAGGCCATAGTGAGCCTCGCCGCCCGTCTGGACGCGCTGGAGGGGAGCCGCGGCCTCCTCGGTGACGCGACCGCCGGGACGGTCGACGTGAGGGGGCTGACGAGGTGCCGCTATCCCCTCGTGATGCTCGGACACGGCGTCCCGGCCGAGGCGAACGTGCCGGACAACCTCCCGGACGGACTCCCGTGGGACGGGGTGCCGGCGTTCGTGGGGCAGAACTACATCAACCTCGACGCGGCGTCGGGTGGGCTGTACTACGCGGCCGGGAATGAAAACGTAAGTGACTGGAAACAGGCTTAAAAAAAGGAGGATACATCATGATAAAGTATTACGACACAGAGGAGGCCTACAAGGCCGACACGGGGAAGGGCGCGGACGAGAGCCAGGTCTCCCTCATAAAGGCGGGCAACATATGCAGGTACGACGGCAGGAACGTGGTCGTGGGGCTGAGGTCGGCGAGGACGGGGAGCGTGGCCTACCTTGACGGCTCGCGCGCGCTGCACTTCGCCGCGCCCGGGACGTTCAGGGCCGACGGACTCCCCGAGGTAGGCGGGGTCATCGGCGTGGTCGTCATCGGCGTGGACCACCAGGATTTCCGCGGCGTGGTCGCGGTGATGAGCAAGACGTTCGCCGCGGCTCCGATGCTGGAGCGGTGGTTCGTCAGGCTCTCCGGCTACACCCTTGACGGGACCGACAGGACGGGGACGCTGAGCGTGTGGGAGGCCTCCGACAGCTGGGCGGCAGCCCACGACTACGCCGTCGGCTACAACGCGGACAGCGCCCAGGCGCTCGCCTCGCAGCTCAACGCCTACTTCAAGGCGAACGAGCCGTTCATGGCGCAGGACTGGGTGGCGGAGGCCGACGGGGACGGGAACGTCACCCTGCACTACGCCTATATCAACTACCGCCAGACCTCGAACGCGGCGAAAGACGGATTCGCGCTTGCCCAGGCGACCGCCCCCGGGTGGGCCGACACGACGAAGATGCTCCGCAGGAACGGAAGGAGGATCGGCGAGGGCACGATAACGAACTGGCCGAGGACACTGGCGTATTTCCGCGGCGACAACTCCAGCAAGACATACAACCCCGCGTCGGACGTGACGACGAAGAAGATCTCTTATCCGATATGCCTGCCCGGCTACCTCGGCACGTCGGAGTACCAGAGCGACCACTGCTCGTACCTGCGCGGAGTGTACGGCGAGGGCGAGGAGGGCTGGCTGAAGTTCATGGAGAGCTTTCTGCCAGTCCGTCCGTCGGAGTACGGCATCTTCGACGCGAGCAGGTACGGCGCTGCGAAGCGCAATACCTATTATCTCGCCGGAATCAAGTATGCCGGTCAGGACGGCGTCGAGAAGTACGCGAGTCCGGCCGCGAGGCTGGCCGCGAACCTCGGGTACGACCACGAGCTTCTGAAGCAGGGCGAGTGGGTGCTGCCGGACATCGACCTCTTGTTCGGCCTTGTCGGGCAACTCAAGTACCCTACGACGAACGACCGTGACGCCGACCCGGTGAACTCCGCCCTCAAGGCTATAGGGGCTCCGGCGCTGGGAAACAGCTCCAGCGTCTGGAGTTGCTCCCGGTTCAACCCGTTCAGCGGGTGGATCGCGGGCGGCGGCAGCGGTTACGCGGGCGGCGGCATCCTGGCGTACAGCGGATACGTGGCGGCTCCCCTCGTGCTTTTGGACACCGCCGCCGGAGGCGCGGCTTAGGCTTTATCCTGGGCGGCGGCGTCCCCGCGGCCGCCCGCAAAACTAAACAACATCGTGTTATGCCAAGATCGGAATACTACGAGCCGGCCCTGCTGCCGGGCGAGAAGGAGCAGCCGCAGATAATCATCGACGCGGTGGAGCTGTACGACCTACTTGTCAGGGCGGAGATGATGATGACCAAGGCTGACCGCATCCGTTACGGGAACCGCGCGGTCGCGCAGATACAGGACGTCATCAAGGAGTTCATGCTCGCCTACGACTTCGAGGAGGACAGGCGGATCCATCTGAAGAGGCTCTGCGCCAACATGGCGGTCTTCATGTGGACGGTCAGGCTGATAGGCGGCAGGAACATCATAAACGTCAGGGACGCGAGGTCCGGCGAGACCCCCGACCAGATCAAGGTGAGGATCATGGAGAGCCTGGCGAGGCTGGATGAGGGCGTGACGCGATGGAGAAAATCGATAACGAAGAGCAGAAACAAGGGCATGACCGGCATATAGTGATGATCCGGCAGTCTCTGGAATCATAAAGGAGACCCTCCTTCCGCGCTCGCGGCAGGTAAGAGCAAGGCATGGGTCTCGGAGCTCCAGCGTCTGGAGTTGCTCCCGGTACAACCCGAACAACGGGTGGATCGCGAACGGCAACAACGGTTACGCGAACGGCAACAACCTGAACAACAGGAACGTGGCGGCTCCCCTCGTGAATTATGATTGAAGGAATATGGTTTTGAGAACACTCATAGACGACTATCTGGGATGCCGCGCCAACAAGCGCAGGAGTCCCGACAGCGTGCATTTCGAGCTGCACTGGGAGAGAGACCTCGCGCGGCTGCTTGGGGATTTCAATGACCGCACCCTTGTTTCTTTTTTATATGCCTTCGTCAATCCCAACCCGAGAGACAGGGAGGTCATAGCGTGTCTGATGCAGCTTAAGATATTGCAGCACCATTTCGATCTGAGGGTGCGCCCGCTCGTCGAGGAGGGACTGACGGGCAGCACGTTCAACAACCGCGTGGGCTACGGCTGCGACAGGGCCATACTGAAGACCCGCGACGACATCCGTAAAGTCTCGAAGAATTACACGGGGGATTGCTACATAATAAAGAGAGACATCAAGTCGTACTTTCCGTCAACGGATCTGGATCGCTCCTACGAGAACTATCGCGCCCTCATAGAAGAGCGTATCGAAGACGGCGGCGAGAAGGACGACTTGTTGTATATCCTGCATAGGGTCAATTATGCCTATCCGCAGGAACACGCGCGTCTGAAGTCTCCGCGATTCAGATGGGACGGCATCATAACTGACGGCAAGAGCGTGGTTTTCAACAACGACCCGAAACGCGGAGCCTGCCTCGGCAACCAGTTCTGGCAGGTTGAGAAGAACTACGCACTGGCGGAGTTTGACAGGTTCCAGGTGGACACCTGCGGACTTCATTACACAAGATTTGTGGATGATATGGTCTGGGTAGTGGATAACCTGCAGGCCGGGCTTGCCCACGTAGCCACCAGCGAAAAGATGCTGATAGAGGAGTTCGGCTATCAGATGCACCCGCGCAAGAGGTATCAGCAGCACTACAGCAAGGGCGTCACTTTTCTGGGTGCGAAAATAAAGTTCGGCAGAATCTATGCGAGCGACAGGGTCGTGAGGAACTGCAAGATGGCCATCCGGAAATGGAACAGGCTCGCATATCCGTCAATGCTCGGCCATTTCCTTGACAGCATTAACAGCTATCTGGGAAACTTCAAGCACAAGAACGCCTATGGCATCATCAGAGACCTTGTGGATGAGGTCGGTCCGAAATGGGAGAAATACTGCCATTACAACGATGACCGCAGATGTTTCGAGGCGAATGAGGGATACCGGCACAGGGAACTGCTTGAACGGAAATATCATTTTAAACTTAACAAGGATAAGCACAGACATTATGACAAGACAGGAAATCGAGGACAGAAGGAATGTCCTGCACTCCCTCGTCAGGGACAGGGAGGCGAAGCTGAAGGAGACGGACTACGTGGCGGCCAAGATCGCCGAGGGGGCGGCCACGAAGGAGGAGTACGCCGCCGTCCTCTCGCAGAGGAGGACGTGGCGAGGAGAGATCAACGAGGCCGAGGCCGGGGTGGCCGCGCTTGACGCGGAGGTCCCGGAGGATGAGGACGCGGTTTCGGCCGAAGCGACGGAGGGACGGCCATGAGGGTGGTCTCGCTCAACTGCCGCGTCTGGACAAGGGACACGGACAGGATGTCGCCGCGCTGGTGGCGCAGGCGGATGGAGAGGATAAGGAGGTTCATAACCGACGAGGCCCCGGATGTCCTCTGCCTTCAGGAGCTGTCGTTCCCGGCCAACCTCTGGATTCCGAAAGGCTACCGCCGCGTCGGCCTTTCCGCGTCCCACCATATCTATGTCCGCAGGGGGATCAAGGCGCGTCCGCTGTGGTTCGCGATACACCACAATGCGGCGGAGGTGGAAGGCGTGCGCGTCATCAATGTCCACGGCACATGGCGGAAGTGCATGGGGAAGGTGTGGGAGAGGCTCCGGAGGGAGGCGGAGAAGCGGCCGTGCCTGATGGCCGGGGACTTCAACCATTCCCCGGCGGCGGTCGCGGGGAGGCTCGGCAAGGAGGTCGAGGACATCGGCGACGTCACGTTCAGGCACAACTTCACGGGGTCGCCCGGAAGCCTGGACCACTGCGCCGCCTTCGGCCTGTCCGTGGTGTCGTGCGGGGTGGTCAACGACGGGTTCATGATGTCCGACCACCTGCCGCTCGTGATCGAGATAAAAAGACAGACATAGCGTGATGGACGGTTTCAACGCCCACATCCTCTCGGACGAGGCTTCCGCGGGGAGTGTCGTGGTCGGCACGGGCATATCGGCCACATTGTTGTTGTTTTTCCAGCAGTCGTTCGAGAGGATGCTACCATACCTCGTCATCGCCGCCGTGGTCATCCTGATCGACCTCGTGTTCGGCATCAGGGCCGCCCGGCGCAAGGGCGACCGTATCAGGATAAGCCGTGCAATACGCCGCACGATAGGAAAGGCGGTGGAGTACTTCTGCTGGGCGGTGCTGGCCTCCAGCCTCGCCGTGGCGACGGGCTACACCATCATCGAGACGGGGCTGATGCTCGTGGTCATCGGCGTGGAGCTGATAAGCATCGCGCAGAACTGGTACTTCTGGAAGTTCGGCCACAAGGCGACGGTGAAGGTGGACGCGGCCAAGGTCATCGAGGCCGTGGTCGAGGCAAGGACGGGAGCGAACATCGAGGGGGCGATAACGATAAGCAAAGCGGAGGAATCCGGAAACAAAGAGGAGGTCAAGATCGATGGCAAGGAAGATTAACTACATCATAGTGCACTGCACCGCCACACCGGAGGGCAGGTGGGTGACGAACGAGGAGATAACGAGGTGGCACAAGGCACGCGGGTTCCGCACCATCGGCTACCATTATGTCGTCTACCTTGACGGCACGGTGCACGCCGGGAGGCCGGAGAACGAGATCGGGGCGCACTGCCAGGGGCGCAACGCGGACAGCGTGGGCGTGTGCTACGTGGGAGGCCTCGACAAGTCCGGCAAGGCCAAGGACACGAGGACGCTCGCGCAGAGGGAGGCTCTCGCGAAGCTCCTGAAGGAACTGAAGGCGAGGTACCCGAACGCGGAGATAAGAGGCCACAGGGACTTCGCCAGGAAGGCGTGCCCGTGCTTCGACGCCACAAGTGAGTACAAGGCTCTGTAAGTTGTCGGGATTTGGCGACTAATTGACGTTTGACGCAAATATATTGAGTTATGAAAGAGATCATCAATTTTCTGAGGCTTCTGTGGGAGTTCCCGCAGTGCCTTCTGGGGTTCATCCTCTTCCAGGTCTACGGAGTGGACTGCCAGTGCATGGAGGCGCCCTACGGGGATGTCCGCATCCTCTACTCGGAGAGGATGAGAGGCGGCATAAGCCTCGGGCGGTTCATCATCCTGCCGTGGAAGTACCGCTACAACAGCTCATCATACGTCCGTGACACCATAGGCCACGAGTACGGGCACACAAGGCAGTCGCTGTATCTCGGCTGGCTCTACCTCATCGTGATAGGGCTTCCGTCCCTGCTGTGGGCTTGGGCGCACTCCACGTTCAGGAGGCTGCGGACGGTGGACTACTACTCGTTCTGGACGGAGCGGTGGGCTGACAGGCTCGGAGGGGTCAGGCGGTGATTATAGCCGGATTATAGCCGATTTATAGCCGGATAAGTCCTATACTACAATTGTAGTACAAGATTGTTTATGACTATTTCCATTTTGGAAACAGCCACATGGCCGCGCCCCGGCCATGATCGGGGCGGTGTTACTCTTGGTTTTATTTTGTTTCTGTCCTCCCCGCCGAGAGGCGCGGGGGACTCTTTGATAGAAATTTATGGCAACATCCGAAAACATCCGAAAACAACCGAAAACGACCTTGCTGTTCGCGGCCGCGCTGCTGCTCGCCCTGGGACTCGGCTTCCTCGGCGGAAGGCGGAGCGTCACGCGCCCTCTTCTGGAGCGTGTGGACACATTGGTCATCCGCGACACGTTCGTTGACTACAGGCCGGCTCCGCTCTCCGTCACCCCTCTGAGGGTGGAGACCGTCCGACTTCCGTTGTCCGGACTGGCTTTCGCGAGGTTCGCCGACGATACCACATCGGTGGGCGACACGGTTTTCCTGCAAATCCGCGACACCGTCGAGGTCGAGGTGCCGATAATAACGAGCCGCTACAAGGGCGACAACTATGACATAGGTGTCAGCGGTTTCCGCGTCGAGCTGGAGTATGTCAAAGTGTATCCGCAGACCAAGATCGTGACGAAGGGATATTCCGTCGAGCCGAAAAGGTGGGGCTTCGGCGTGGCTGTCGGGCCGTCCGTCCTCGTAGCCCCTTCCGGCAGAGTCAACGCCGGACTCGGCGTGACCGGGGGCTTCTACCTCAGGCTTTAGCGGGTGTGCATTCTCCTCCGCACGCTCTTTGAAATATTGGCACCGCCGATTTTCTTTTGCGTGTGCGGACGTTTCATCTGGTCGGATACCCATCCGCCCGTATTTACACGTACCGTTAAAATTAAAACCTTTTAAGATATGATAAAGTCGGAGATATTCGCCAGCGTCCTGCGTGACGTGTGCGAGGTCACGGGGATTTCGGAGCGCGACATAATGTCTAAGTCCAAGAGCGAGGAGATCGTGGACGCGAGGCACCTGCTCGTGGTGACGCTCAGGAGGAGCGGCTATTATCCGGGGATGATAGCCGAGAGGCTGCACGTCAGCGGGCGCGCGGTCCGCAAGATGATAGGCTCGTTCCGGTCGAGGGCGGACAACTCGCCGGGGCTGGAGATGTGCCTGAGACGCGTAGAGGCGAGGCGGAACGGAAACGGAACGAACGGGGAAAATTAAGGGAACGGGAAAGGAACTGATTTCTTAATTAACGGAGGCAAAAAGGGTAGGTTTGCGGAAGCGGTCAGAAGACCGCGCCAATGCCGCCGAAGGCTTCAAGAGGCGGGAAAATCTATAATCCATTTTGATCATGGACGACAATCTTTTACCTTATCTCCTCGACCGAAGGGAAGAGGGATGCAAGCACCAGGGACGCGGAATGGCGGCCACCGGCATCGGCCTCGCGGCCGGCCTCGGCGGCGGAGCGCTTCTCCTCGCCATCGCCGGAATCTGGGGTGTCAATCAGGCCAGCAAGGCCAGATCCGAGGGCGCGCAGGCTAGCGTCAACGCGAACGCCGCGGCCGTGGCCAACCTGACCAGCGTGCTTCTCGCCGAGAGGGCCTCTCGCGAAAGCTGGCAGAACACCAACGCCCCGACCGTCAGGCAGTATGTGGACGTTCAGGCCGCCCCTCAGGCGCAGTCAACGTCAAGCGCGGTGGCTGATGCCGTGGCACTTGCGGCGGCTCTCAACAGCAACGGGCTGAACAGCGCGATCGGCACCGACAGTTTCCTGAAGGTGGCCCGGTACAGCGCGCCTCAGCCTTGCGGCTGCGACACCTGCAACGGATAGTCTGACCTGACGGGAGAAGCCTTATGCCGGACCTTTTCAGAAAGAGAACTGTCGATATGACGAAGCTCAGGACCACATCAAAGATGTCGCTCAAACTCTCGTGTCTCGCCGCGTGCGGCAATGACATAAGGGAGGCCCAGGAACTCTACGGGTTCATCTCCGACGGGATGGAGCTGCCGGACTTCGATCCGGTGGAACCCTCCGCCTTCGAGAGGATCAGGAACGGAGCCGACGAGGTATTCGGGTGGATCCAGAGCCACGGCGAGGACATAATGAAGGGGTATCAGATCATAAGGTCGCTGAAGGGAGGAGGCGCGGCCCAGACCGCGTCCTCAATCCCCGCGGCACCTCCGATACCTGACGCGTGATGAAGCCGGTGAAGGTTCAGTTCTACGTCTACGCGGAGAGCGAAGACGAGGCGAGATCCCTTGAAAAGGATCTCCACGGATTCGTGGACGGGCAGTACCGCAAGGGTGTCCTGGTCACGGCCTCAAAACTCTCGGACGCGCTGAGGCGGTTCGGCGGGGGCTTCCTTGTCACTGATTTTCTGAAGCGATGAACGAGCAGCAACAGCCGAAGAACATCTTCGAGCAGATGATGTACGCGATCAAGGCAGTCAACGACAATGTGGTTGTCCTCTCGGAGAACCTCGGTGTCGTTCTTTCCAGACTTGACGCGCTCAACCTAGCGCCTGTCGAGTTCCCGGAGCAATGCGCTTCCGCTTGCGGGGACGGAACGGCGGAAGAAGGGGGTGACGGACAGGAACAGGAAGCGTAAAACAAAACAACGAGAGTCATGTCTAATTGCAAAAACAGCAACGTGGCGAGGATAACAGCCACGCTCGCGGCCGGGTCGGCCGCCTCTCCGTACTATGTGATGGCGAACATCACGAAGCGGCTCTGCCGTCCGGTGTGCGCCTCGAATACCCCGGTGTTCGCCCCGGCGTTCTCGCTCGTGGGGTTCTCGCAGGTAGGTACGGGCCAGTACGTGGCCGTGGTGAGGGTGCAGGGGTGCATCTGCTACAACCCTTGCGGCACGGACGGATGCTGCTCCAGGACGGAGACGGTGTCGCAGACGTTCACGATCCCTTTCGCGTCCGCCACGGCTCCGACATCGGTCACGGTGGCGGCCGGGAACACGGTCAACGCCGTGTCCGTGACCGGATGCCAGTCGTGCGGTAGGACGTTCGTGTCGGAGACCCCTCTGACGCTCACGGTGGCCTGACGGTATGGGGTGGATGATCACGGCTTTGGCGGTGGCGGTCATCACCGCCCTTGCCCATCACCTCGGGCTTGTGGGGAAAGTTGTGGAGGTGGTCTCGGAGGTAGCGGCGTGCCAGCGGTGCTCGGTATTCTGGACGGTGCTTGTGGTTATGATCCTGAGCGGTGTCCCCGCCTTGCAGTCGGCGCTTGCCGCCCTGCCGCTTGCCTACCTCTGCGACTGGCTCGGACTTGCCTTCTACAAGCTCGCTGAAATCTATGACAGGCTATGGAAAAGGATAGCGGAAAGGAGCCCCCAAAGGGGAACAGAAAGGAGCCAAGACCGGCACCAGTGATGCCGGGATACAGGCCTATACCGAAGTTCGGCGGCTGTCCGGACTGCTGATCTGGTAAACAATGCTTTTGAGTGCTGGCGACCTCGTCCTGATGTCGTCGGCATTTTTCTTGTCTTTTTTTTTGAAAAAAGTGTACTAAATTCAAAAATTATTACTATATTTGCATAAACAAAAACACATAAGTAAAGTTTAACAATTAAAGCTGAGCTACCGGCGTGACGGGCTAAAGAAATGAGAACAGAGTATGTTGAGTGTAAGTATCGCTATCAAGCTGAGAAGGAGTGCCCATGGGCGTCTAAGATCGCCAAATGTGGCGACGGCTACATGTGCTTTGAATCCTGGGACGATTTCAATGTTTGGAAAAATCAGAAATAATGGAGCTGGAAAAGATGATATGCCGCACGCCTGAGGAGTTCCGCCAGGCGTGCGTGAAATACGCCTCCGCAAGACCGGTTGTGAGGGGGCGTACGCTTTACGCCTACGGCGAGGCGGTCGCCGAACTGGTCACGGGACGAGGCGGCGCGCGTTCGGGCGCCGGGCGCAAGCCTTCGGGCGACGCTCCGAAAGTCCCGTACACGATCAAGATCAAGCCGGAGACAAGAAGACGCATCGACGAGCTCAGAAGGACGGGATTTTCGATTGGTCGGTGCGTGGACGAGATGGTAGCGAAGATGTGAGTTAAAAACTACACGTGTGGTTCACGTGTAGTTTTTTTATTAATAAATAATCATAAAAATACTTGCATATAATGAAATTATTATGTATATTTGTATCAACAAAATAAAGGAGGTGTGAAAATGAAATGAGTTATAAAAAGAGATTGATTGGTCAGATTTTCAGACTGCTTGAACTGATCGAAACTCCGGCCAATCAATCGATCATAAGGAGAATTGAGGGCCTCCTTAATGCTCTCAAGGACGAAGTTTAACCAAAGCCCCCGAGAAATCGGGGGTAAATTTACAACAAATTATGTATTTGGGCAAAAGGAAAATTTTAAATCCCGCTGAATACGAGGAACGCCGTAAAAAGTGTATCGAATACAAGCCCGATGCGACAGCCACTGCTTTCAGTGAATTGGAAGATATTCTTAACAAGTCGCAGCTGGCGAAGCAATATTTCGGCAGGTCACAAAGCTGGTTCTCGCAACGCCTTAACGGCTGCTGGGTGCTGAACAAATCAATGTCCTTCAAGGAGGACGAATATCACCAGTTGGCTGAGGCTTTCAGGGACATTGCCAAACGACTGCAAGCGCACGCCGATGAGATTGACGCGGCGAAATTTGAATAGCGATCCGGATAATCCGGATGGAATGGCGGGCTATTGGCCCGCCATTTTCTTTATGTAATCGATCACCCGCCTGTTCGCCTCGTCCACCTTGCTTTGGTCTTCCTTGATGTAGATGAATGTGACGCTGTGCGACTTGTCTGAATGTCCGAGAGCCTGGCCGATTATGTCAACCGGAATGCCTATCTCGTAGGCGATGGTCGCCCAGGTATGGCGTGACCAGTAGGTTGACAAATCCGCGAAACGTCCTTCGCCTAAGATCTTGCCGCGCTTACCCCGCGGACATCCTAAATATTTCAGCCGCTTGTTGATTTTTGACAGGTAGGAGTTTTCGGTGGCATAGCGTTCAAGGCCGTTGACAAGATGCGTTGCGCCCGCATATTTCTTTATTATCGCAGCCGCTTCCGGCTCGATTTTCACGGAATACAGCCGCCCCGTCTTGGCGCGCCTGTAGTTGAGGTAACCGTTTTTTACAGAGGTCTTTTTTGCCGCGACAAGGTCGGCGATGTTGATTCCGATAAGATAGAACAAAAGCAGGAATATGTCCCTTGCTTCCTCATATCCGAAGCACGGCTCCATATTAATGAGCCACGCAAGCTGTTCGGCGGTGAGTGCCCTCTTCCTTGTCTCCTCCTGTTTGATCTTAAAGGCGCGGAAAGGGTAGAAGTCGGTTTTGCCATCATCTATGGCCTTGTTGAAGACCGTGCGGATGTTGCGCAGCAGAATGGCGATGGAGTTGATTGTCATTGTATCCCTGCAATGACGTTCAAACCGCTCCAGATAGGCGCGGTTGATGTCGTTGAATGACCTTTCGTCAATTGATGCGTCAAAGGCTGTGAGCGCCTTGACCGTGCGGTCATATACCTCACGCGTGCCCGGCTTGAAGCAATTGTCGCGGTAGTCCTTGAGGGCGTTGAGGAAATCCCCGCCCTTCTTCTTGGGTTTTTCCCCGAAAGCCTCCTGCCTGATCCGCCCGACGATGTCCCCGGCGGTCATCGTGGCGAGTTCCCCGGAGTAGCGCAGATCCGTGATGATGTCCACCGCCTGCGTGGCGAGGCTCTTGATGTGTGTCCTGAGCCCGAAGTTGCGGCCCGTGTAGGTCTGGTGCTCCGCGTCCCAGTCCTCCGGCCTGATCTTGCCCACGAGGAGGAGGGCGCTTTTGTAGTCGTGTGATATTTTCAGGTAGAGCGGCGCTTCGTCGCCCGCCTTGACGTTTTTGAGATAATACGATACTTTTGCCATAGCGTTGTTTTGTTTAGTCCCGAATTAGTCCCGAATTTGGCCTTATTTTGTCACAAAATGTCACACTTTGCGCCCGATTTTTGGGGTAAAATTTTAGTTTTAGCAAAGAAATAAGGGCTGATGATTTAACCTAAATAATTGATTATCAACGCCCTTGGTTATTGAGCGGAATGCGAGGCTCGAACTCGTGACCTTCGGCTTGGGAAGCC